AGTCTCTGATATTAGATCCTACAACCTCAATTATGGCCACACATTCTATTTCAAAAAGCGATTGAGGAGTCACTCCTTGAACAATAAAACCCATATAATGGTGATTCATTCGATATGTTAACAGAGATCCAACTAACGAAGGATCCCCTGCCGCATCTTTTTGATACTCATATTCCTCTGGATCTACCGGATTATATGTTAAAGTACACCATTTCTTTGAAACAGGGCAACGAAAATACGATTCATAATTAGAAACGTAAGCCAAAGAGGCACCATTTAAGGTAAAGTGATTAGGTTCTTCAACCGCATGCACTATGCCCGCCATGTTGACTTCTGACCCCGCGTATCTTATTCGTAATCCCGCGCACACTACACGTATGGTATTTAACGGCGTTATAGCGGCAACTGTATAGTCTGAATTCCAGTTGTATCCAGTGAACACCCCACTAATGGGGGTTCCCCGAATATCAATCATGTCATTAAATGACAATCCTGGATCACCTGTACCGTTGGACACAAATAACGGTGGAAAATCTCCAAACGTTATGGGGTAATTATTACTAATTCTTCGTGGTGCGAACATCACTTGGAAATTCGTAAAAGCCCCGGTGCTGGCGGACGTGCGAATAAATATTTTATGTCGTCTCGATTTAATAGATGGGAAGGTGGGCACACATGGCAAATCCTCGGGAATATCCCCTGACATGCCCAACCCTCTATTAAGTCGCGCTGCTGTTCCATCGACAAATTGGAATGGTACAAGTAACCCTGAGATGTAGAGTTTTCCACACCCAGAGAGCTTGACCTCTCCGTCTCTTCTTCTGGTTCCTTTACCTCTACCCGATCTCTTTGGCATTCCAAACTCATCCGTTCGAATTTGGTTGGAAGCAACGAGTTGTTTTCCTCGGGGGGGGTTAATTGTTGAAACTGGGCCCTTTGGCTCGCGACCCAATTTCGAGGACTTCCGGGGCACACTTGCTCGCGTCCGGGAATAATCCTCATATCGCTTCTTCTTATCTGCTGCTGACAAGTTTCTGTACTTGCCTTTATGTTTACTCTCAAATTGCGTTCTTGATAACATTCTCTCTCCATTCATATTAAAATTTTCAAAGAATCCTGTCGAGTTTTGAGGCACGACGGTTTTTCTTTTTAAATCCTCC